GCCGAGCAGACGAGAGCGCCTATCAATAATTGACAGCATGGTTTGAACAGCCTTTAGGTCTGGCTCAATCTGTATCTCTGTGCCGTCGTCGTTCTTGACCTTCCTGTATTGCGTGAGCGGCCAGACTGATTGCTGTAGGGCATCAAGTCTTTCAAGCTCCATGCGGAGTACTTCCGGGTAGGCGAGCAGTGCTTCTTTGTTTAGCTTCTCGAGCTGCCTGCGAATAGCTACACCTACGGCCGATGTGGTCATGCCGAACCTTCGGGCGATTTCATTACTGGCAACGCCAGCCTGTCTCATCTTAAATATACGCAAATCCCTTTCTACAAGAAACTCTCGCGTCAAGGGTCTTTTCTCTTTTGCCATCACAACTCCTTCATAAATTCTAGAACTTCAAACGGCAGTCGCAGGCTACGTTTCATCTTTGTCGGCCAGGCTCGTTTATCACGGGCACCACGAAAATGTTTCACGTCATAGACATACCCGTCAGGATTTAGTGGGTCTGGCGTAATAGAGATACCGAACTCCGGCCACCGCGACCATACGGATGAACCGAACGGACGTAGCTCACGGGTTGAATTGGATGAGCCAAGCGGCGCATGGTGCTCTAACCACAATGCACAGCCATACACATCTCGTATGTGGTCAAGGAACTTGGCGACCTCAACGGCCAAAGCTTCACTGGTCAGAGAGCCGTTATCTACATATGCCTTATACAGTGGGCCAAGACAAATTAATTCTGGTCGAATTCTGTCGACCAATTGCTCAACGAACCCCCTGTCTTTGGATGAAGCCAAGTCCAGTCCTGCTGGATGTATATGCAAGTGGGCATCAACGGTTGTCGCATGGGATAGACGAATCGCATTCTCCATTATTGTTCGCGAAGTGCGCCGAATGATTCGCGCCGGGTTCTCAAGGTCGATGGTCAGCGTTCGGATTGGTGGCATTGGCTGAAATGTAAATGGATGAAGCCCGGCAGCACAACCAATTGCTACCTGACGAGCAAGCATTGTCTTGCCAACACCCTCTGCGGCAACGACGATGACACGCTCTTGTTTTTCAAGCAGTCCTGGGATTACCCATTCGTACGCATCGCTCTCTGCTTCTAGTAAAAATTCTTGCCAGTTGACAGTTCGTCCATAGTCTTCAAACGACGCGGTGGTAAAGCTGTTGGCCGCAAATGAGATTCGGCTTAGCTTTTGTTGGAGCGATAAGCGCTCCATGGACATAATGTCTTGAATTTGTATTAATAGCTTGTCTTCTGGTTTATTGCTTATCTCTGCCTTTTCGTCATCAGATAATTCAGTTTCGTTCTGAGCCACTTCACTTTTTTCTTCTGTGCTTTCATATGATGTGAGCTCAAACATCGTTTCTGTGTCGATGACATAACCCATAGCAACATGGTCAGAAATGTCTTTTGCGTGTTTTGATACATAGACCGTGGCACGGCCTCCAGCTGCGATAATCTCATCGCGCACTGCGATTGCGTGTTTCTTGCCAGGGTCATCGTTATCCGCAATGATGCACACCGCCGTTGCCGCTGCAAGTGTGACCGTGTAATCAGCCTGCCAACTGTTCGCGCCATTTGTCATCGTGGTTGCCGGAATGCCAAACGATTGCAGCATCGTGTCTGCATCTTTTTCGCCCTCAACAAGCCATACGGTCTCGTTTGCGGCAATCGCTTTCAGTATTTCTGGAAGGCGATAAAGAACCTTACGGGTGTCAGTTAAGTTATATAGGTAGTCGCCCTGTTTATTTGGGTCGGGTCGTCTGTGAATAAAAGATTTCTTGCCATCGTCATGCTCAAACCGAAGCTTTTCGTATAAAACGTTTCCGTCTTCGTCGTGATACGCATAAGTCTTGGTCAGCTTTTTCTTTGGCTTTTTCGCAGACACTGATGAGACACTAGCCGCTGAACTCGACTTGCTGGTTTTCCACGTGTTGCTGAAGATATTTGTGGGCTTCTCTGCAAAGCCGTCTTTGATTAAATCAAGCCCACATGACTGGAATATCTTGGTGGCATCACACAGTCCCCGATGGCAATAGACAAGGGCTTCGTCCTGGTCGCCAACCTTAACTGCCAGTGAAGGGGTTTCGTCATCCGTCCGACACGGGCATGATGCCATCCACTGGCCGTTTACCTCTTTTACGTTGTTGAGACGAGAAAGAAGTTTTGCTACTGGCTCAGACTGATAGATGGCCATTCGGTCCTGCTTCTAGCGCTTTGCGTGCCTCCGAATACACGAACCCTTGCTGATGGTGAACATTATGGGCTTTTTGAATAGCCGTGCGCGTGCGCACGCGATGCTTAGTGGACATCCCACCCCATATTCCCTGAACGCCTGGATTGTCAATCGCAAAGTCAGCGCACTCTTGCCGCTCAGCACATGAGCAGCAAATTTTTATCGCTTTTCGCGTGTTCATCACCATTTGCGCACTTGGGTTTTTATCCGGAAACCACCATTCTGTGGGCATGCCAACGCATGCCGCATTTTTGAATTTGGGAACGTCCAGCGGTTCTGGTAATTCCCAGTTCAACCGACGAAGAATTTGTTTTACTTCTTCTGATTGTTTCTCTGTCATGTGACCCCCTTGAGCGTCTACAAATAGTAGTCGCTGAATCGAAGCAGGTCAATGCATTTAGGAAAATTTCTTTACAAAGAACCACGCCAAGTCTCGTAGCTTTTTTCTAAAAACCTTACGAGTGGATTCGCTTGATGAATACGCCTCGACGAAGTCACTCATTGCTCTCTCGGACATGAGTGCAACCTTCTGCGTTAGCTCTCGATACTGGTCTGAGTTTGCATAATGTGACCATATCTGCTCATCGAATGTTTGATGCCGATAAAACATGTAATCATCCAGCGCGTTTTTATCTGCGATGATTTCGGTTCTCCAGCCCATCTTGTGTTCGACCTGGGTCAACACTTCAAGCAATGTATCTGTGCCGCCAAACTCAAATGCATTTTTTACAAACGTACGAATGACGCGGTTCTCAAACAAGCTCTTTTGGAGCGCGTCCATGCCATTACTTTCTTCGTCATCCTCTTGATTGTATGGTTCGGACTCGATGTTTGACAGGTCCTCTTCTTCCCATTCTGGATAATCATCAGATTCAGACATGGACTTATGATACCACCACGCGATGAGCAAGAAGCTTCTTTTGGGTTACGGTCGAAGTGTCATCCATTGACGCAATTGCACTGGATGTGCTATCAACTGAACGATAGAAATCAAGATATTCGACAACAGCGTTGTACGCGGACCACGCGTTGAAACCAAATTTTGCACCATTGCGGTTGTTGCTGTATATGGAACGAATCATTTCATGAACGCCATCGCGTGTTTTTCTTTGGCGGTCCGTTTCCTCTGCGGCTTTGGGGAACACTGCATTAATAACGCTGTCGAGTTTCTTCCCACCCATTGGTACAGGAATCGACAACATTCGCTCTGCTTCTGCGGCAAACTCTGCGCCCCAAGTCGAGGAAATTTTCAGCACGTTTTTTGCATCTTCAATGGTCGAATCAACATTTCGTGTGTGCCTGGCAATAAACACGCGCTCTGCTTGACGCAATCCAAGAATGACAGTATTGCTGCATACGGCTCTTATATCCGTGTTTGCATATCGAATCGGCCATACACCGTCATGCCCAGAACTCACCACCAAATATCTGGCGATTCTGTCATTGACTCCTGCTGGGTCCACGACAATGCCACCCAATTCAACTGTTGCAAAGAATCTGGCTCCGTTTTTGAGAACACCAACAGTGTCCATAACCGCATCGCCCTTTGAGGCACCAACGATTGCAAGCGCTCGCTCAAGTACCTCGCGATTTTGACGCACCTCATACCGCGTTCCAACTGTTGCCAGTGGCGTGAAAGAGCCGTCAAGATTCTGGCGAATAGTCGCCCTGCTGTCTTCAATCATCAGAACTGTTCCGTCTGCATTTCGAATCAAATTTCCGTCATCGTCAACGGCTGCAACACGGGTAAGCACAACATCGAAGTCGGCATTTGCCGCCTGCAGCATTGCCTCCATCGTCTGCAAACCAGCCATTGCCGTACCAAGTCGATGCCAAGGTGCCTTGCGGTCGCCTCCGGTTGCATAAGCCATTTTGGCTTTGCCACCCACTATTTCAAGCTCGTGTGCCATACATATATCCTACCCCTACCTTATCATCAGGGCATCACCTACTAGGATGTAACTGTCACGCAAGAAGCGTTCCGACTCTCGCCGGACTTCGGGCGAACTCCGTGACTTGGGGCGGTGTCAATCCCTATTGGCACCGCCCCCAAAACAATTAAATTTGAACCTGCGGGTCGCGTGGAAAAATCAGAGCCTCAAGTAGCGCGTATGCACTGTCGTTGAATATCTGTAGCTGTTCAGCAATGGCCACGCTGCTGTCAATGTCCCATTCGATATTCATCAAGTGGTGCATAACGACTCTATTGTTCACAGTGTCGCCTCGATAGATGCGAATGAACCCGTCACGCGCCCATGTTGCTTGCCACACATCTGTGCCGTCGTCTTTGGTGTCAACAACGACACAATGGGTATCAAAAGACTTCATCGATTGTCTCCACTCCCTCGCAAGAAACCACGCTTTTGACGGAATTCAAGCTTGTAATAATTCTCTGCCAGCACATCACTCATATCAATTCCCATTTCCGTGACCAACATCGACAGGTACCACATTACATCGCCCAACTCATCAAGTATTGCAAGTTTTGCGTCATCGCTAAAACTGCCAGAGTCATCCCGTAAAACTTTTTTGATTTTGCCTGCGACCTCACCCGCCTCGGAAGCAAGCCCAAGGGCAAGATAGACAATCGCCTGATTTTCTGGGTATATGGCAAACTGCTCTATCTTGCGTTGATACTCGTTCACGCTGTCCATGGTTCGATATTCGCCTATTTCAAATTGTTTTTTCATAACGATGCGATGGGCAATTCCCATGACTTCTTGGACTTCGGCATAGTCAAAGTGTTGCTTGCCGTTCTCGCTGCCCTCGGGTGAATTGTCGTTACCGTACTGTTCTTTGTGGTTTTGCTTCCAATACCACTCGTTGTGTTTTTCGGGGTCGTACTGGTTTTCATTGGACATTTGCGATACCTCTCATATCTGGTGCTTTTATACACACTACATAGGGGGTGATGCACGGTACAAGTGAGTGTGACGCCAGGCACAAGGGTTGCATCTGCTCCCCATGGGATTATAATCACTCTTGATGGAAAAAGACCGAAACACAGCTATTTGCATAGCCAAAGTTTTAATTGGCTTTGCTGTGGCAGCGGTTGGTCTGTACATCGCGTTAACTATTTCATCAATTCAAAGTTTTTTTAGACGAATACGCGGCTAATTCACTAAGGGAAAAGCGACGTTGGATATCCCCGACTATAACCTGTTTACACAACAAGACTATGTAATTGACTGGTGGCGCGACAAAGCACGCCGCAGCCTAGCCGACACATTGTCGCCAGACAGCTTAAGTGATGACGTTGTCGACGAACACGCACAAGACCTATTCGAGATTTCGTGCTGGGCAGAGGAACGATTTCGAGATTCGGATGACTAAATTTCCAGTAAAGTTTATTCGCCTACATCTCCGCTGGTGGCTCTACAACAAACTACATCAGCTCCACTACTGGGCGGAGGACAAGTCGCTAGACATGATTGTCAAGATGGACAAGGATGACCGACACTTCGCAGACCATAAATTTGCGGGCACACTGAGCTCTCATAACACACGTCGTGGTGAACCTAATTGGGGTAGCGAGTGAAGTTCGTTTGCCTGCATATTCGTTGGACAACACATGAATGAACTACAGCTTCGAGTTGAAGCACTCAAAGACAAGATGATTGGCACCAAATGGATTGAAATTGATGAGGGTTGGTATCAGCTTGTTGTGGACTGCGATAAAGAACTGACCGCGATTGACCCTTTGTACGGCATTCTTAAAATCAAGGAGAAGTTCGGTGGGTTGCGCTACTACATGACTCCGAGCAACGACACCACCCCGGAACAGCGCGACGCCATGCACGCAATAGTCAATCAATACGAACAAATTTCACAAACAGTCTGTGAAGCAACTGGCAAGCCTGGGGTATTGATGGTTTCGCCTGGCGGTTGGCGAAAAACATTGAATCCTGAGTACGCGGCCAATACGCTTTACTATGCGAAGTACGAAATTATCCAATGAGCATGAAGGTCTCCGTATTCAATGGTCAGCCAGCAATATACGTTCGCTACCGCACACGTAAACCAAAGGCTGGAGAACATTTTAATTTGTACGAAAATGATGACCGTGTTCCCAACAAATTCCCTGTCGGACGGTTAATTCTCAAAGAGTGTCTACACTCAAAAAAGAATGAAATTGACAAAAATCAAATCGAGGAATGGTGGAGTTTTGACAGTGTTTCTGAATTTGAATTCCACAGAATGAGACATGCCGCAAGACACTCAGAAATTATTGAAAAAACTCACGATAGATTGTTCTGAATTATGGGGCCTGTAGCTCAGTGGTCAGAGCAGGGGACTCATAATCCCTTGGTCGTGGGTTCAATCCCCACCGGGCCCACAAAATGATATTTTCAGACCATCACAATATTCATGACTTTTCCGAATGGAATGTCCTCATTGCGGTAGCTGCGGCTTCTTGCATAATTGTCGGGTTTTATGTAAAGTACCTACAGTCAAAAGATGATTAAGGAAACTACACAGATATAATGGGAGCTATGACAACGAGAACAACCCAAAATGCATAAGTTCACACGGATGGAAATCAAAGCGCTTACTGCAGAACTAGAGAATTTAACTACCAATATGGACATACCGTTTTACCGTCGAACCGATGCGGCGTGGCTTCTTCGCAATGCGTCAATCAATAATCCCAACCACAAAAATCTAGCCAAGGTGATAAAAATCGCTACGCTTTTAACGAGAGAGACAAATGGATAACTTCGAAGACTGGATGGCTCACGGAATCAAAATGGGATGGGCTGGCCCTCCGGTGTGCTACACACACGACGGACTACCGTTGTCAGACCAAGAAGACGAAGAATTTCAAGAGGGTGACCCGTGCATTCATATCGTGCGCCTATATCACGATGCGGAGCACAAGACAGCAGTCGAGAAGGACCACGCCCCTTCTCAATGGAGAAATCACTACAATGGAGGAAATAGTGGCTGAACCAATTTCGCTTGAAGAAGTTCAAGCAATTGTCGATGAGATGGTCAAAATGGGATTCATTGCCGTGAGTTACGGCCATGATGGCGTTGAGCGCTACCAGTTAACAGAACTGGGTCGACTCGAATTGCGGCTACAAGAAGATTAGCAAATGAAGTTTGTTATCTGTACTGCGTGTGGAAAATCGGTTCCTGCAGAATCGGTGAATGACCAATTTCCAGATGCGGGTCTTGTATTGCCATACGAGGAGTTTGGATACTATGGCGGATTTACAGATATCGAGTTTGGGTGTTTTGATAGTAAGAATTATCCAAAGACTTGGTTGATGTGTCATGACTGTGTTGTCAAACTATTTACGGTGTTTCCCTTACTTGGCAAGACACTTACTCGCGGCACGCATCCATGCGACAATGAAAAGCCGTGCTGTGAATGGGCTTGGCGACCAACAGAAAACTTTGGCAAATATACAAAAGATTCAGATGGCGCTTTAATTCCTGCTCCGGGTCCTCACTATCAAATTGTTCAAGACGGACAATGGGTAGACGCATTTGACTAGACAACGGCTATTTCTCGATATTGACTGTCTTGAGGCAGCTAGACAGCGCATACGG